ACCAGTATTAGTGCCAGATGTGTTAGATAATTTAGTTTTCTCGGCAGCAGTCACAAATTTATTAGTAGTAGCCGTGTCTGAAATGTCGTCAGCATCGAGCACCACTACGCCAGTTTGGGCATTAACTGAAGCGACAGCACTACTAGCAGGTGTCACCCACTGAGTGTTATAATTTGTGCCATCTATTTTAGCAAGCACTTGGTCTGTTGTGCCGCCTGTCGGCACACCAACACCATTCGCACCAGTGAGACCTGTGGGTCCGATTGGTCCTTGTGGTCCAGTTGCACCTGTAGCGCCCGTAGGACCTGTCGAGCCAGGGATGCCCTGTACACCTTGTGGTCCGTCGTCACCTTGAGGACCCTGCGGACCCGTCGCACCAGTGTCGCCTTTTATGCCCTGTATGCCCGTAGCACCAGGAGCACCAGGAGCCCCTGCGGGTCCTGTTGTACCAGCGTTGCCAGTGTCGCCTTTTGCACCAGTCGCACCAGTTAGCCCTGTTGGTCCGATGGGTCCTTGAGGACCAGTAGGTCCAGTAGGACCCGTGGCTCCAGTAGGTCCTGGGTCGCCTTGGGCTCCTTGTGTAGAATAAGGCAGACCGTTCCAAGCAGTCACCCCGTCACCGTATTTGATTTTGCCTGTGTTCGTCTCTAGCCCTGGCTCACCATCAGCTAGTACGGGGTTTATAGAAGACCAGTCAGACGATACGTCACGACGTATCTGTATGCGCTTGAATTGAGACATCAGGCTTCTCCGCCGTCAATTATGTCGAATGAGCCCCCTCCAATACCTACGCCTGCTTCTATAGCTTGGGATAGAGAGGTAATGTTAGGGCTGCTGGTACTTTTAATTGACATGAGCTGGCTATGTCGGTTGTTGTCTCGCATAGTCTTCATGTACTTCTCAGCCTCTTTGGCGAACTTGTCGGCGTTGCGAGCAATGAATGGTACTGGGCTGGCGTCACAAATGAAGGCTGCCATAGCGGCTACGAGCCACGTCACACTGTCCACGCGGACTGTTTGGGAGCCTGTTGTATAAGTAGCAGGGAGTAAGTAGGCTGGAAGTTGTATGTGCGTGCCGTTGAGCTCTATAGGAGCCGTCTTTAGGTGTAGACCATCAGAAGCTAGCATACAGATTTTCTTAGCAGTAGAGGCTTGATATAGCGCTTGGTCGAGCATCTTGTATTTATCTACAACTGCACCGTTAATGTCAACGAAGTAGACGTAATCGAGTGGAGTGTTGCCTATGACTACCCTGTCCATATCGGGGAAGGCGTAGTGAAGTTCGTCGGTGACAACGGCATCTGGCAACTGATAGGTCATATCAAAGAGCGACTGCCATTTCACATACGGGGTGGTAGCCCAAGCCTCTAGGACTTGGTTCATAACATTTAGGTACGTCTTGAAGTCGTCGCTTGTTTCGGCGACAGCCTCATACTCACCATTTACTTTAGTGTATGCCTTTTCAACTATTTGTATGACGGTAGCCATAATATTACCTCAACTCGTTTTTTATTTTTTCTAGTATCTCAGCAACGTCAGCACAGACGTCGAGCATGTGGTCGGCAGACTTCTTCTTCTCATCTGCCATCTTGCGGACTTCTGTGGTCGAGCCGTACTTTTTGATGTATTTATCAAGGGTTTTCTTGAGCTTAGCGACCTCTGTTTCGTCGGCTTTTTTAGCGCCCGTGCCAGTACCATTGACGAACGCATCGCCGCTGTTGCGGACGGCTCGTTGTAGCTCTTCGCTTGATTGGTATTCAGACATTACATTGCCCCTTCCGCTGGTTCGTTAGCTGGCTCTTCTGGCACTATCACGTCTTGAGCAGTCAGGTCGATACCGTACTTAGCGGCAGCTTGTATCTTGCCAGCTGGGGGTAGGTCTTTGAATGAGATGCTAACGGTTGGTGGCTTCACCTCGTCCATCTTAGCGTTCTTTTGCTGTGCTTCTTTCTGTGCCATAGCCTGAGCTTGTTGCTCTTCGACAGCGACTTGAGCCAGTGCCTTCTCCATCGTTTCGGCAATCTTAGCGCTGTTCTCTAAGTTAGAGCTCTTGGTCATTTCTTTCATAAGTAGTGGCATAACTGAGCGCATAACCTTCGCCATGCTTGGGTCAGACTTAGCAGCCTCGAAGAAGCCAGTCATAAAGGCGTTGAGACGCTTGAGGTCCTCTTCCTTCGCCATGTCTCTGGTGCTCTCGAAGTTCACACTGACGTTTACGCCATTCATGTTGCTAAGGTCGAGCTTCACTTCGTTCTGGTCGTTAATAAACTCAGCAGCCTCTTCTGGTGTCGCAAATGTTTCTTTAACAAGGTTGGCGTACTCTTCGTCAAGCTTGATAAGTGGTACGGCATCGTTCTTATCGGCAATTGCTTTAACTTCAGCGAGGTAGATGTTGAGCTTGTTCTCCATCACCATTTCAAAGTAGGTCTCGTAGTTCTTGCGGTAGTAGTTGTTCTCTACCTCAGCCTTCTGGTCTTGGACATTGACGCCTGCTTGGGTCTTCGATTGGTTAGGGTCGCCTGAACCAGCTGGAAGGGTCTCGTTAGAGCTTGGGAGGGAATTGAGCAATACACCCTTCAACAGCTGGTACAAGGCGGGGAAGTTCTGCAATGTCGTAGTGTCGATAGGCAATAAGTCCATCTTGCCCTCTTCGTCGTTCAAGAACATAGTGTTGCCCTTGGTCAAATTGAAGTTGTCTTCATTGAGAGATATGCCTTTTACGACTTTCGCAGGGTCAGTGTTGTAGTCAGAGGTGTAGACAAAGTTGCGAAGCAGTGAAGTAAGTGTTTGCTGTGCGGCGTATGCCATATCAACGAGAGAGCGACCCATGATTGAGCTGCCGTCATAGTCAGAGTATAAGCCCACAACACGACGTCGGTGACTCAAGTTAGGCACAACACGGAGGATGGTGCCAGAGGCGTAGTGCCAATCAACGAGCCAATTGTCGTCAACGTATTTGAATGTCTCGTACATGTTTTCGGGTAAGCCCTGCATAGCAGACTTAATGTTGGTGTTGTCGCCAGCGGTGGTCTGACCCGTGCCATGGTCAAGCACTGTGTCGATAGCGCCGTCTATCCATGTGCCTTGCTCTTCTTCGAGCCCGTCACGAATTTTCTCTAGGTCGCCTTTAGTGCGGAGGATGCGAAACTGGGTGTAGTTAGCGCTGTTGATATTCCTTGCCCATGCTTCAGGGTAAAGGTCGCCCCAGTAGATAGGTTCTTCGCCGACAGTATACTCGCCGTGGTCGTTCTCGAATGGTAGATATACAGCACAAACACCAAAAGTAGCGGCATTGCGGAGCTCTATCCACTGCTTCTGTAGCAACCCATAGCCTTTAGATGAACCAGCTCGGAGCAAGATTTTAACAGCAACAAACTCATAGACGAGGTCCTCGGCTTTTTTGCGGGTGTGCGCATCAATCATGAAAGTAGCGAGTTTTTGAATGACGTCTTTAGGCATTTTCTCAAGATATGAGGCAAGCGTGTTGTCCATAAGCTCTGAGTATTCCATTTGTCCATTGCTAGTGACTGCTGGTTTACGGTAGAAAATACGCTCATTACGCTCGGCAAAGCCAGACGTCACTCTGTCCATAAATTCTTGGCTGGCATCGAGCCTGTCTACGAGGTCTTGACCTGTTAGTGGAAATTCGCTGTTGTTCATGTTTGTTTTATTTTCCTTCTTTACTTAATCATACCATATTAAAAGCTACGGTCCGAGTAGTTTTGTGAGCGGTCCTTCTTAACCTCGTTGCCAAGCTTGACCCCCACCTTGAACGGCGTGTATTTACCTTTGGGAACAGAAGCCATTTGGCGCTTGCCAGCTGGCGTCCACTGTATGCCGTTGATGCCTGCCTTAGTGGTAGCGGTTCGTCCACTGCCACCGCCTCCACGCCCAGAACCGTAGCCCTTGTAGCCCTTGTCGTCTTTGGGGTAATCAGCAGCAGGAGTCGCGCCCTTGCTACCAAGCAATGCGTTGAGTGAGTTCCATAGGTAGGTTTGACCAGAGCGTGTTGAACCGAGCCCGTCTTTTTTGAAGAAGCCCGTGTTGTCTAGGTGGTCGAACAAGCCCACCATTTTCTTGTAGTTCTTGGAGTTGCTCAGTATTGTGACGTACTCTTTTTCACTCTCAGCCTTGATAGCCTTGTACTGAGCGTATGTCATTTCCTTCGACTCTACCTTGGCGTACAACGCTTGGTTGGCTTGGGATATTTCGTACATACGGTTGCGCTCAGCTTCGGGTAGGTCAGTCTGGGCAATAGCGTTCTTAATCGACTGCATGTTGATAGGCTTGCGTGAGTTCTTAGTGCCGTCTGCATTAGGCATAGAGACATCTGAGTAGAGGTTCTTGCCGTCGAGCGTTAGGAGCTCGTCACTTGTTTCACCGTAGAAGCCCTCGCGTATTTGGTTCGATAGGTCAGTGTATTTGGCGTTCTTTTCGAGCTTCTTGGCGTTGTCGGGCTTCGTCTTGCCGTCTACTTCTGGGGCGTCTAGGAAGGTTATGGCATCTTGAACCGACTTGAAGTTATTGTTCTTGCCCGTGTCATAGGTATTGAACATGTCTTGGGTACCCTTGCCGAGCCCATTGTCTCGACCGTACTCTACCAAGTCCATGATTGGCTCGTTGAAAGTAGCGGTGTTGGCGTCATTGATAGTCTTATTGATAGTGAAGCCGCCCTGTTGGTCAACAGTACGGACACGCCCTGCCATGTCACGGCTGTCTGGGAGGCTTTCACGGAAGGCTGGGTCGTAGGAGCTGCGGACCGAGTTCTTGAGCCATGTTTTCATGTCTTTATCGTAGACTGATTTGGCGTTGGTGCTCTTGCCTTGGATAGCATTGTTGGCAGGGATGACACCGTTGTTTGACCAGGGAACGTACGACTTGGCGAGATTGACGCCATAATCTTTAACCGCGTAACCATTATCACCCGTGCCCGCGTCCACGTCACCCTTCGCGTATGATTCGATAGCAGACCCAGTAGCGGCAATAAGGTTGTTGGTGCTATCAACGTATGGCAGACTCTTACCCATGATACCTGCGTAGTAAGCGGGTGGTTTAGCGTTGCCCTCAGCGACGTCCTTGGCAATCTCGGCGGCAGTCACAACAGCGGCGATAGGCAGTTCAATTGGTGTGCCACGGACAGGGAAGAACTTGTTGTCTCCACGGTCAATGTAGACGCCTTTTGGCTTGCTGACGTCTTCACCGTCGTTGTAGCCAATGACGCCTGATTCATACAGCGCGTAGACACCAACCAGCACACCATAGTTGACGCCCTTCGCCTTCAAAATAGCCATAACGTTCTCTGGGTTAGAGCGGACGGCTTTTAGGGTCTCGTCGGTAATGGAGCGAGCTAGTGGGTTCAAGTTGTAGGTGACGGCGGTGCGTGCCAAGTTGGTCGCGGTGTTGACGAATGGGAAGACCGTGTTCATCAGAGCTACGCCCATGCGAATACCAGGTTTGTCGCTCTCGGCGGCAACTTGGGTCATTTTAGCGGCAAGGTTGGCAGCTCGTTCAGTGTTCGCTAGGAAGCGCTCCTTGGCTGCAGGGCTACCAGTCTTAATGAACTCTTGGTAGGCTCGCATAACTTCCAGCCCTTTTCCATGGCTCGTCATACCGTTCAGAATACCCATCATACTATTGGCGACTACTTCGGAATCAGCGCCCATAGCACCCGCAAACCGCTTAATCTCGGCACGGGTTGGGGTCTCCCCTTGAGCTCGGAGCAGTGACTCAGCCAGCGTCTCACGAGCGACAGACTTACGGACGTTAGCGACACCAGTGACTGGTGACATGATGAGGCGGTAAGTGTTACCAAGCAGGTACGGGAACGCCTCTGAGATAGTCTTCGGCGCGTTGGTAAACTCTCGTCCTGCCCGCTTGTAGGCGCGGATGATTTCGGCTGGAGCTTTGACGCTGTTCCGCATCATGCGAACTGGGTGCATGATTGTCTCAAGAATGTTGACGCCAAGTTCCTGCGTTAAGTTGCGCTCGATACCGCCAACACTGGTTAGAATGTTGGCGTTGCGGGCACCTGTTAGGTTCTCAGCGACGTTAGCGGCACGGTTGGCAAATGACTTGCGACCTTGGATGCGGCGGACACGGCTGTTTAGGTCACGTTCGATGCGTCCGTACCTATCAATCAAGGTGTTAGCTTGGCGTGATGCTTCTTCATCTAACCCAGCGGTCTTGCTCTTCTTGTAGCCTTTTCGCTGGGCCTTCATCAGTGCATTATATTCATTAGCGGCTTCCTCGAGCTCCCCGAATTTTTTGGCAATATGAGCTTTTTCGCGCTCGCTTAGATTACTATTAGCAAGCATTTCCTCGATTGGCAGCTCACTGTCTTTTTCTATGCCGAGGGCACGAGCGAGGCGCTTCCTGAAGTCTTTGTGCAGGTCAGTGTCGGAGAAGACACGGTTCGCAAAGTCGTTCTGGGCTTTTTGCTCTGGGGTGATAGTTTTCTTTGGCTTGTATGGTTGAGGCGCCCTAACAGCACGAATAGGTTTGCCAGGCTCTCCAGGGGTGACAGGGCTAAAGCTATCAGGGACGCTGTTTTCAAATGGCTCACGGACTGGGTTCTTGTTTGGTTTGGGTTTCGTACCAGCAGCAGCCATCTCTTTAGCGATACGGGTTCCTGTATGGACTTGAGGCAGAGAGCTGTAGTCTTCCATCCCAACAAGGGTTTTACCGATAGGCTTGTCAGCTGGCACTGAGTCGTAAAAAGGTTTTGCATCCCGTTCTGACTGGGACATATTGCTTCGAGTCTCAACGAGGCGAGACTCAATCTCTTCTGCTGACCTGAAGTAGTCATTGCCCGCTGGCTGGCTTCGTCCAAGCTGACGGGACTGGGTAGGAGTAAGCCCTCTCGCAAAACCCTCTTTTTGCTGAATAGCGTGCTGCACTTCATGGAGGATGGTTGCTCGGAGCTCAGCAGCAGTACGAGGGTGGGCGTTAATACGCAAGGAATTAGTACCATGCGCGTAACCACCGTACTTAATCATGCCGCCAGATGGGCTGTTGTAGAACAGCGACACGTCTATGTCTTTAAGGTCTGGGTACGCTTCAAATAGTTTGTCGTGGCTTACGACGTCTCCAAGTTTCGTCTTTGCTCCACCGCGCCCCGATTTCTGAGCGTTCTTAACGGTTTCAATAAAGTTATCAGTTATCCGAGCAGCTGAGTCGTCAATCTCAAAGCGGGTCAGCCCCTCGATGCCCGTGAAGTTGCGCCCTGCCTTGTCTTCTGGGTCGAAGTTCTTAGCGCCCTTGCCTGCCACCATGTAGCGGTTTCGTGGGTCAGCTGCCTTAGCGATAGCACTCTTGTTGACGAATTTACCGTCGTTCAAGTCTCTGTAGAGCTTCTCGAACTCTGGCGTTAGCGTACCGTTCGCCTTCATCGAAGCGTAGGTTTCTTTAATCGTTTGCCACGCCTGCTCGAAGAAGTCTTTTACCTTGTCTGGCAAGTCCATCTCAGCACGAGCGGCGTCTTTACTATTCTTGGCTGCAACGAACTTCGTGAAGTCGTCGGAAAGTAACTCCTCGACTTGGTCGTTGCTCATATTGTCGTCAATGCCGTGGTGCTTGCGGTAGCTATCAACAACATTAGCCCGCTGTTCGGGTGTCGTGTAGTCGTTCAGCGTCTTGTGAACCGCCTCGTGGTGGAAGACCGCTTCTGCGTTCTCAGCGTTCCTATCAATAATAATGCCCGACTCGCCAGCGCCGTCTTGCGTAACGCCGACAGCTCGGTCGCCACCTTCAGTTTTAATACCGTCGGTGTATTCGACTGGTTGAGCCTTGTCACCAAATAATCGAGTGTTCTCGGCATCGACCCGTGGCAGTCTTGAGTTGTTGACTGGGGCGGCTTCTCTGGCTAGGCTAGCTTGTTGGGCAGCCCCAGATAACTCTCGTGGCTTCTTACCGAAGCCGTCTTGCATAAGCCGCTGGTCAAATACGTCTGCCAATTTCTTAGCAGTGTTAGGCATGTCCAAGCCATAGTGCTCGGCGATACGGGATGCTTCCAGCTCTAACGCCTGAGCCTCCCTAGCGTCGGGCTTGTAGATTCCGCGTTGATAATCAATAAAGTCGCTCATAGCGGCTTGGTCTTCTGGGTGGATTTTCCTGGTTTTAACAGCAGGGGTATCAGGGTTTATCCTCTGCAACTCCTGGTTAATAACAGCCTCTTCAGCTTGGCTCGTGCCAGCGCGAGACTCTTGTAGCTTGAGCTGCTCAGACTTAACCGTGGGGGCGTTTGGGTCAATAGCAGGCACAACGTCGGCTTGCTGCGCCACGCCATCAGCCACAGGAGCGGGGCGAGCAGGTTGTATATCAATAGCAGGGACGTTGGTAGCTGGCGTCACCTGGTTAGGAATCTGGTCGCCGACGGGTCTGCCCATGGGTGTTTGGTCAGCAGCTGTAAGGGTGCTTTCTCTTACAGGCTGGAGTCCGTCGGGGCTGAGTTGAGTGGGCACGCCATCGGCTACTGGCGTGAATTGGGGCGTGTCAGGCTGAAAGTTTATGTTACCGTCTTGTTGTGCTGGGGATAATTCTTGAGAAATAGTAGGGGCAGCACCCGCTTCTTCTGCTACATTAGCAATCTCAGTACCAAGCTCATCAAACTGCTTGTTTCGGCGGAGGCTGTTGATAGTACGGTTGGCACCGACACCGATGCCTTGTCCTGCTACGTCGAGGGTACCTTGGAGGGCACCACCAATAGCGGCGTCTTTAGCAGCGGCTACAATAGCGGCTTCAATGTCGCCCGTTTCGCCATACACACGCTGAAATGTGGCAGTACCCTGGAGAGAGCCAAAGAACGCCGCGTCACGGGCAGCGTATCGGACGATTGGGCTGAGGCTCTTTTGTAGACCCTTGGCACCTAGTAGAGCGCCACGAGCAGGGTTAAGGAACATAGTAGAGTCGAGCCCGACCTGCATACCCTTGCCAGTGACAGAAGCAACATCACGGATGCTTGCCTTACCGTTGACGATGTTCAGTGCTTGTTGCTCAACATCTTGGGTCCCCGTGAATTTATTGCCCGTAATGTCTTTCTTATTGTGGAGGTTGGCTCGCACCTTTTCGACCTCTGCCATGTAGTTGACGAGGTCTTTGCCGTCTTTTACCAGCCCACCAGGGATAGCGGCAGCTTGGATGCCAACGTCAGCTACAGTAGCAAGCCCTTGTTGGATGCTAGCCCCGACACCTTTAAGGAACCCCTTAACGCCACCCTCGCCTTTAACTGGAGTGTACTTCTGGGACTTTGGCTGTGGCTGCTCTTGAGTCTGCTCTGTGACCTGCATGGCTTGGGCGGCTTGCTGAGCAGCTGCTTGACGGCGAGCCTCGGCAATTTGAGCGTCTCGTTGACGTTTCGCTTCGTCAGCTTGCGCCTTTTCTTCTGATAATAGGTAGTTGCCCTGTGAGGCTGGTTGCTGGTCTACTGCGCCATTTTGAGCGAGCTCGGTGCCGTCGCCCATAGCTGGGGCGTCTGCGCCACTTGGCGCTGGTTGCCACGCACCACTTTGAACAGAGGTGACAGCCTTTACTGGGGTGCCATATAGCTCATCTTTTTTCTTGTCTTCTTCGTCGTCCCAAGGTAGTAACGCCATTTTTTGTTTTGTCCTTTTTTTGGATTATACGCTTAGTATACCAAAAGAAGCCTGCATAATACAGGCTTCTTTTTTAGGTTACTAGTTAGACTAGGTAGCAACGATAGTTGCAACACCCTTACGCTTTGGCGTAGACACGACACAAGTGTACATGTATAGGCAGAGCAAGAGTGAACCGAAGGCAGCAGCGCTTTCGCCGACTTTTGAGTCGTCTAGGAAGCGTGGTGCTGAAACAACGTGTGGGTTGACAAGGACTGCAAGGGTGTTAGCAGGAAGGATGTCAGCTGGGACTTCCTTAACTTTAACGCCAGCAAGCATACCAAGGTCGCCACTTCGCAAGCTTTTCTCAAGACCAGGTGTGAATGGGTCCATTTTTCCACTGTTGCGGATGAGATTAGCAGTAGTTGTACCAACGTAACCGATAACGTCCTTGAACAAACGAGCGTTTACCAAGTGAGCGCGAGCTGTTAGCCAGTCTGAGTAGCCATCAACTGTAGCAACGTGGTCCTGGTTCGTTACAACTGCGATAGCTGCAAGAATACCAAGGCGGTAAGCGTCGATTAGTGGGACAAGTTGCTCAGCAACAATAGCGTGAAGGACTTTTCCACCTTCGGTAATGCTGTTGTTTGTAGCAATAACGGTGCGGTCAAGGAACTGCTTGATATCTTTTTGCTGGTCAAGCGTGTAAGTGTTGATTGTTGAGTCAACATTTACGATACCAGCGATTTGAGCGCTAAACGTCTGAGACGCGTCGTGAGTAGTAACTGCGCCAGCAGTAACAACTGTACGAACTTTAACGGTCTTAGAACCTTTTTCAAACTTGATTTCTTTGGAGTTACCCTCAAGTTCTTTTGTGAAGCTCTCGTCGTCGAAAGGTTGGTCGATGACGGGGCTGTAGATTTCCGAGGCGGTTATTGCCATAGCGGTTTTCCTTTTCTTTTAATACTGATATTTTTGTGTTGATGACACACGATTACATCGAGCGCCTTATGCTTTCACCGTGAGGGGCGTGACTTCCTTTTACACATTTACTAGGTTTAGCATACTGCTTAATTTAAGCATATTACATTATTTACGTTCGCGCAAGTATTTTGTGCATGGGCGAGCACGGGTGAACGCGGTCTCTTCTCGCCCATAACTGAACTATAACAAAAAAAGCCCCCAGTACAAACGGGGCTTTTTTGCGGAGGCTCGATGTACTGAGCCCCCAGTGGGAAATTATACTACAACTCTTCGACTTCTTCGCCTTGGATAGAAGCTTCTTTCTCTTCAATGCTTTCAAGCTGTATCTTTGACAAAGTGCCGCTTTCGTTTTCACGAAGCATAACTTCGCCAGTTTTCTTACTCTTCACAACGCTAAAGCGTGGTTCGACGCCTTGGTCACGTTGTAGGGTGAAGTTCTTTTCAGTAGCACCTTTTAGACCTTGAGTGATTGCTGCTGCGATGTCTGCACCAGCGTTTTCTGCGTGAGTAGGTAGCTTAGCTGCTTCGGCTTCTTCAGCCTCAAACTTAGCTTTTTCTTCTGCCTGGACTTGCGCTACTAATTCTTCATCAGTTGCGATAAAAGTCGTTTCTTCGCCGACTGGCATAGCTACTTCTGGCGCCTTGACTTCTTTAACTTCTTTAACTTCTTTAACTGCTTTTTTGGCTTCTGCCATGATATTTCTCCTTAATTTTTATTATTAGAACCGCTTGTCAATCTTGAGCTCTTTCATTAGCTCGTTTGCTGCATTGACAGTCGGGTCTGACGAACGTGTGTGAGGTACGTTGACATTAGACCTTGCCTCTACATTATCATTTGTACCGTTTAGAGGCAAGTTACGCTTAGTCTCGCCGACCTCTTTGAGTGCTGCAAGAATGAGCTTCGGGTTAATTCTTAGCCCGAGGATGACTGGCTGGTTGTCGTCTGGGTTGCCTGGCTCGGTTCCTTCGGCGTACTCAATCGACTCTTTGATGATTGGCATAGCTTTGGCGGCGAAGTCTTTATCGAACTTGCCACTGTCGCTGACTAGCTCTGGGTACTCGTCCATTAGACCAGCGAGCGTGTCATAGGCTTTGACGGACTCTTCCATGACTTTGCGGGTCATTTCGCTCTGCTTTTCAGCTTCAGCCGCTTCATGGTTTGCTTTCGCCTGTCGCTCTTCGGCTCGGGCGGTGTACCCATCCTTCCAGCGTCGCCATGCCAGTTCAGCTTGGTTGTCGTCGAGCTCAAGGATTTCTCCGTATTCGTCACGCACCTTACGGAAGTCGTCAATCGTGTACTCGGGGTCTTCTTGGGCAATTTTAGCCTGTTCGACTGCCTGCTCTTTTTCGTTCAACTGTTTTTGTAATCGTTCAATAACTTCGTCACGCTCTCGCTTTTCAGCAACGAGCTGTTGCATCCGCTGTTCTACTGCTGGGTTGCTTTTGCCTGGGCGTTTGCCTTCGTCTTCTTTCGCCTTGTCGCTCGGTTCCCCGTCTGCTTCTCCAGTTGCGTCATCTCCTCGCTCAGCGTCTTCTTCGCTTCCTCGCTCAGCATCTTTTTCACCTTTGGGTTTAGCGTCGTGAACGCCACCAGCAGTTTCGTCTGCGTCTTCTTGTACTTCTCCGTCAGCCTTGCTGACTTCCTTGCTCTTCGGGTTAGCCTTATCTCCTGAAGCGTCATTCTCGTTTGAATTAGGTGCATCTTTAGACTTATTTTTGCCGTCAGCTTTTTCTTCGTCCCCAGCATCGGAATCTCCTGTTCCTTTTGACGCATCGTCTTTAGCTCGAACAGCAGTGGTTTTAGGTCGTCCTTTAGGTTTGCCAGTGGGGACGGGAGCTTTGACTCCAGTTGCTTTATAAAGTTCGGCGATTTCGTCGTGGCTTGGGTCTGCTGCGACTGCGCCTTCGGGTGCTCCTGCGGCGCCTGTTTCGATTGTTTGTTGGTCTTGGTCATTTATGATTTCTCCCATTTGAGTGTTACCCTCTCTATAATTTTTTTAATTTCCGCACCGTTGTTTTTTGAGGTATTTCTATGTTACTTAAAGCTTATCACAAAACACTTACGAAACAACACATTTACAAGATTTATCCAGTGCGGAGTGATATGCTCCTATCGCCCTCTCTTTCGTAAGGAAAAGACCTAGCGATTTTTGCCTACCATCGCGGTAGGTTTTCGCCTGCCATTTCTTACCCTGAGCGTGATATGAAACATTTATGTGACCCGACGTATTATTCCTAAACATTCGCCTATTCTCAGTCTGTTCCTGTCGAGTAGACCACTTACAGTTCTCGGGAGTATAGTCACCGCTATTATCAATGCGGTCGAGCGTATATCCTTTCGGTCGCTCGCCCATATCATCGAGAAAAGCCTGAAAACTATTTTGCCATCTCTCGCACACCTCTATGCCACGAGCACCATAATCTTTATAGTCTGCGTGATTAGTGTTCATACAGCGAGATTTCATAGCGCCCCATACCAAGTACAATCGTTTTCGTTCTTCTTTTTGCATAGTTCTATAATATCATAATTTACACGAACATACTAAAGTTGTCGTTACTATTTGTCTTTTTTCCTCCCAATAACAGTTCTGCTGCCATAAACTTTTCAAATCGCTCCTTCTTCGCTTGTGGCGTAGCGACGACGGTATCTGAGCTGCGGACATGGGCACTTGAGAACACGTTTTTGGCAGTAATACGGTACTTCTGTATGGCTTGCCCCATGTAACAGAGGGAGTCAACGGTGTCAGAGTATCCACCAACGTGGGTCGGCTTGCTCGACCAGATGTGCGCCTTTTCATTCCACTCGTACTCTAGTTTGTCGAGACACATCACAATACGCTCTAGCCCCTCGTCGATTTTCAAACCAACAAAGATACGGCGTAGGAAGTTCAATTTGTCCTCAACACGGTTTGGCTTGCCGAGAACGATAGTATTAGTGATACCCTCATTGAAAAGCGCACGGATATAGCTCTCGTTCCGAGCTCCTTTGCGGTGAGCAGCATCGTGTGGAAGGAAGTGGGTATGGACTGCCCAGCCTTTTTCTATCCACTCACCGATATACCAAGTGACGTCCTCGTTGCGGTTCTCAATGTGGTCGATTACCGTCGGAAAGCCATTTTCGTCAACCTGGAAGAGCACGATACTGGTGTAGTCGGCGTTACCTAAGTCCCATGCAGTGTAGTATGGTTGGTCTGGGTCCCCAGCGCAAGGAGTCACGCGCCCCTCTTCTTTCATAATCTTAGCAAGCGCACCAAAGACCGAACCACTGTTCGGACTGACCCAGCTCGTCATGTACTCCTGCTGGTACAGGGCGTCATTGCCGTATTTGCTGATAATCTTCAGGCGCTCCTGCTCCAAAAAGCCCTTCGCCATGTACTGAGCGACTTCGGGCATACCACAGTGCATTTGGCTGACGTAGGCAAATTGGGGGTGAGCCAGCGCAAAGTTAAACTCTTCATAAAAGTGGTTCTTGCCACGAGGGGTAGAAATCATGACACGCCAACCGCCTGTCTCTCCAAGCATGGCAGTAATAAATTCGATACTGGCAGGGTTCAGGACGGCGAACTCATCGAACACCACGCCCATAAGACCAGTACCGACCAGTTTGTCGGCTTTGTTAATACCGACCAGTTTGATGACAGAACCGTTGGTGAGCTCAATCTCCATCTTGGCAGAGTTCATACGCACCACCATGTCTTCGGGTATCATATCGAGGAACTTGACCCCCTTGCTCGTCATGGCTATCCAAATGTCGTTATAGGCGGTGGAGTAGTTGTCGAAACAGTACCAGTAGGTGCCAGGCACTCGAATCGCTTCTCGGATGAGTAGGTTCCAGGCGAACAGTGACTTGCCCGCACGTCGTGACCAGCATAAGACAATGAAGCGGATACCGTTGTCGAAGGCTTTTAAGACTGCTCGCTGATACGAGCGCATCATTATTCCAGCGCCGATTTTAAGGATGTTAGACATCAAACCTCTTCTCGGCATCTTTTCTGGCTTTTATTGCATCAGACAACTTTTTGTATGAACCTAGGTGATAGGTTTTTCTACTACGGTTTATGGCGACCCTATAAACCTTAAACTTACTGTCATATCGAACGCCCGATGTGCCAGTCTTATTCCTACGGTCAAGACGCTGGTTGTGTACTTGCTGATTATGCGTTGCCCAACGAACATTATCGGGCTCATAGTCACCATCGTTATCAATGCGGTCAATGGTGTGTTCTTGGGTCGGCTTGTCACCAACATCATCGACAAACTTACTAAAATCATCCCAACGCTCACATACCTTAATACCCCTAGCGCCATAAGCAGAGTAGTTTGTGTGGTTTAGGTTATTACACCTGGCTCTCATATTCTCCCAAGTGTGATAAAGGGGGTGTGTGTGCATACCGTGCTTCACTTGCTCTGGCTTAGCCGCGCCTAAAGAACCCCTACGAAGAAGCCTAGCGCGGTGCATACTACAATACTTTCCCCATCTCATAGTTTTTTCACATCCATCGACAGTGCAAATCTTATACTGTTCCATTTCTATAATTATACTATACATTTGACTCAACTTCTATATAATAGATTCCATCACTACCCTGCACCGCCTCGTAAGGGGCGACATCAGCATAATTATCAAGAACTAACGTATCTTCGCCCTCTAACCTGATGACATCAGCAATCGCTCCATCTAGGTAGTCAAATAATAGGCGAATAGCGCCAAGATTGGCTCCCTTCATGGCAATACCGTACAAATTAGCCGTCATAACCTCGGCAACAGTATATTTGTCCTTCTTGTCGAGCACCTGCCAGACGTAGTCCTGCTCTTTACCACCAATCTCATCAATCATTTTATTCAGTAGCAGACCTGGGGCATTGTCGGCATCGACCACCACCTTGCTCTCAGTGATAGTAGGCGGCTGAAACTCGTCCTGCACGCGGTCGTCCACCACTGGTTTGAGCGCTTTCGTGCGGGCGTCGGGGAAAATGGTGCGGACGAGCGTGCGTTTTATGACTATCACCTTCTCAGGCTTGCCAAGTATGCGCTCGAACGCCATTTGTATCGCTTTGACGTCGTCCTCTTCACAGCAAATGCGTAATAGCTCGGCGACCACCGCCTCATTGGCAGTTAGTTCGTGGACACCACGGCGAAATTCAAAATAGGTGAGTGGAAGGAAATCATTAAACGAGTTTTGTAGTTTTTTCATAGCAATGTTTTTTGTGTGCCGTTATAGTAGCTCTTTTTCAATTGCTCGCCGTAGGCGTCCCAGTCGATGCTCAAGAAATTTTCGCCGAATTGACGAGAGAGTTCCGCGAACCCTGCCCGCATTTCTTCTATTGTTTCTTTTGTAAGTGTAAATCTTGCTGCCCCGTCGTAACCAAATTTGTATTCTGAGTAGGTCAGTACGCGTCCTTGTTCTACGCACATTTTCCCATAAGTATTGGCTTCTTGCAACCACAGCACCCAGCCGTACATTTGATATTTGTCGATTGGGGGGCGTGTCACCTCGTTTTTGGCGAGCTTAATGGCACAGCCGACGGCGTAATTGAGCCACGCCTGTTTGTCGGCGAGAATCAGCCGCTTCATCTGTCCGCCGTCAGCCCTCGGCTCGATGTAGGTATAGAGGCAGAAGCGGACGCGGTCTACCAAAGATTGCTCAAACTGCATGGTGGAAGGGGCGTTGCTTATCACCTCAATAAAGCCGTAGTTGGTAGTTTGGTAGATTTCACTGCCCTTGACCTCCACTTGTATCGGGTCGCCCGATGCCATGAGGTGCAGGGTGCCGTAGTTCTCATTGTTCTGGTTTTTGGCACCCTTAGCGTCAGCGTCGTATAAATACGTCGTGTTGTCCATATTTTGCGTGTAAAATCTGCCCCAGTTGCGGGAAAGGGAGAACACATGGGCACCCGAGCCCAGCACTTCTGCCAGCCCCTCCGCTAGTGTGCTTTTCCCCGTCCTTGATTGACCAAATGTAAACAAGAGCCCGTGATTGCCGACAATAGCGCTGCCCACGCTCCAGTCGCGCACTTTCTGTTGGTGGGCGTCCATGGTGTCGTACCATTTCTGCCACGCGATTGAGGGGGTGTACTCAGGCTGATAATTCAATTTGCTAGAGCGGGTGGTCGGGTGCTGCAAAAAGCGGTCGTCGTCAAAATTCAGCTCGCCTGTCTCGCCGTCCAAAATACAGTTGCCCATCTCAAAATATCTGCGGTTGTCGAACTCTATCTCGGGTGCATAAATTTGGAAATACTGCCAAATCTTATTAGTGCGGTCAGTTGACCAATTAGAGTCAGCCAGTTCAGGGAAGGCTTGCATGGCGTCTCGCCAAAACTCAATCTGCTCGCCACGTCGGTAGACCTTCCACTGGTTGCCAATGCGGATGGCTAAGCCGTGCTCACTGCGTCTCAGGTAAAGTGGAGACTTACGCCCGTTGGTGCATGTAAAGTTGTCGCTCACTTGCCGAAAGAACCACTGTAAGGTGTCCGCGTTGCGGGTGGTCTCGGGCATAATTGGCAGCTCGTCGCTCGGTGTTTGTTTAATGGCGTCAATGTCTGACTGGTTTCTCTTGGTGGCGTCGTCTTGGCTAGGCATTTTGTTTGCCCTCCTGTTTGACCACTGAGCTAATGTGCCTAGTCATGAGTGTGACGGCTGCCCCACTCTTCACGTCTTGTATCTCTATTGATGGCGACTTGGTGTAGATGCTGCCCATGATGGTGCTCATCTCATTTGCGTCAATATAGTACACGTCCCCGTTCGTCATTACGACGAGTGCTTGTGCCCCTTGATTTGTCCCCATTTTGTTGCCCTCTTTTTTGATGATTGATGATTAGGTGCCGTTTTGTTACTGTTGCCGCTTCAGTTTGGTTGCGGCGGTTTTCTCCCGCTCCCTGTAGGCTTTCTGTCGCCTCGCCTCGGCTGCTTTTTGAGCAGGGCTGCGTTTGGCTCTGACCTTCCTATAATACTCGCTCCAATATAATTTCGTCGCCTCGAACGCCTGCTCATAGGTTTGGTGGGTCTGGTCTGGTCCAATTGGCACCTTGGTCGTTTTGCCCAAGACGCGTATCACGGCTTTGGTTGCGACCAAATTGAATGAGCCGTCGTCCGCTCTGCGGTAGTCGCGGTCAAAATTTAGTGTTGATATTTGCAATCGGTTCGCCGAGTATTTATTTGCCAGGGTTATAATGTCCTGCTCCATTTGTTCATATAATTCTTGTTCGTTCATACAGGTATGATAGCAGGCTTTAGCTTCCGTGTAAACACTTTTTTTAGGTTGTTTTGAATTTATTCCGTCGAGGATATAAACGCTCATATATATAATATATCTTCCCCTGTTCCCCTATACCTACCCCCCTACCCTTGACATACTGCCTTATTTATTTTCCTATGCTTTTATTCTATGCCCTATGTATGCATATCTATGCTAGCTACGAGCGACCACATACATCTATGCATGTACACGCTGCACCAACAGGAGCGACGAGGTACCAACGACGAGGTACCAGCGACGAGGTACCAGCGACGAGGTACCAGCGACGAGGTACCAACAGAAACGACGACGCGCTGCGCTAACAGCTAAAAGCATACTATAACATAAAACATACTATAACATATCACTATACTATAACATATCGTTGCAAAAAAAAATTGCGGAACAAATATAACTTCTCTTTTCCCTATAGAAACGCAAAAAAAGTAGAGGGAACAAAATTAAAAAAACGACCTTTCCCTGTTATTTTCGTTATAGCCATATTTAAAATGTTTATTTTTTTACCCCGAAATAAACAAAAAAATACTGGCTATAACGAAACGTATATTTTCTACAACACCGTATAATGCTAGTTCCACCCCTGTTAGAACAAAA